GCAATATAGCCAAATCTAACCTTTTCAGAATAAGTTTTATTTGATTTCCATTGTTCATCTTCTAAATCTAGACAGTTAGGCAATACCTCAACTGATTTGTTAAACTTGCTTATTTTACTAGCTAAATGTTTTGTTGTGGTTGTGACTAAATCAACATGTTTTAAAATATCTTCAGTTTGTTTTACGATGTTGAATTCTTTAAACACCTTGAATAGTGGGTGTGTTTGAGGTAGCACCCAATAGTCATCAATATCAAATATTACTTTTAACCCAAGTGAATGATAGTAATTAATTAACTCAATTGATTTTCCGTTAACATCTATTTCTCGTTGAAAAATTACTGCGCTATATTCTTTTAATTTATTTTCATCTAATAGGCTAATGTCTTGGAAAACGTCAATCTGAAATTCTTGCATGTCGCTTACCTTAGCATAAGGAACAATTAGCCTATGATAAGACAAACCATTTAGATTGCTCATGTTTGCCTTAATCAGAATTTTTTTCATTATGTCTTTTTTTTAGTTTATCCTTTATTTGTTTAATGTCATTGACTACTGTTCTGTAAGGTATTTTAGTTTTATCACTTAACTTTTTTGAGTCCCCGCAATCAATGTAAAGCCGCAAAAGATTTTGTTCATAGTATTCAGTATCATTTACCGGAGGCTTTGATAAAAAGTCAATTAGCGTTGAGTAATTTATTTCGTTTTGCTTTTCCTCTTCTTTGTTTATGTTATCAATAAACTCTAAATGATTTTGAAAATACTTTTTTTTAAACTTATTTGAGTGCCATGTTTTCCAAACTACAGCTGAGAAAAAATATTGAAGATTTCTAATTTCATCAAAGTTTATTTTTTTCTCTATTATAACTAAGATAGCTTCGCAATGGAGGTCGTCTTGTAGTTCGTGATTGTGGCAAACGTTCCGAGTAATTTGTTTATATAATTTGTTTTTTATTAGTTCGTCAATCACTTGACAAAATTAAACATCTTTAATAAATATTCCATTGATTGTTTTACCTTTTCTCTTTGCAATTACTTCATAAGCTGAATTTAAAGCGTCTTCATAATTAATGCCTAATTGTTCAGCTAAGATAATTAAAACAACTTGTATATCACCGATCGCATCAATTTGCTCTTCTTTGTTATCTTTCAGAATAGCCCTTGCAAGCTCTCCGACTTCTTCGCTTAGTTTTAACGCTTGTTTTGGGGCGTTGTTAGCACTTATTAGTTGGCGTTCGTTTGCCCATTCTATTATTTTGTTTTTCATATTTTATTTTCTAATTAACCAACTTCTTTTATCTAAATGATATTCGCAATCCTTCCAAGTCATTAAATAGTCTTTAAAATTTTCAGCTTTATGGTCCTCCTCAGGATTTTCCACGAACCAAACATCGTAGTTAAGTTCATTGCTTTTTATGGCTTCATTAGGTATTTCATCGACCTTTTCAAATGAATGAAAACTAAATGTGTGAAATGGAGCGATTACACCTTTATCTTCAATGTATTTAATTTCTGAATAAAAAGTAAATTCTTTTCCGTTTGAAATCTTCACAAAATCACCTTCGTTTAATTCATTTCCTAATCTGTCTTTTAATATTAATTTAAACATATTTTATTTATTATTTTTTTAAAAAGTATGGTCGCTTGTTTCGGTAAAACAATTAACATCCGTTAACCTATACAGGTGCACCTGCCGAATGATGCTATATGAACCATACTACTCATATTTTTTTCAAATAATTATAAATTTTATTTTGCTCTTTTAATTAGTAGCGCATATATGGTAGTTATACGCAATTTGTTTTAAATTTTTTCCCGCGCTTTAAATTATTTAATTTATTAATTACGGCTTCTTAAATATGTAAACATTCTGATGAACCTTTGCAAGTTTACCGTTCTTAAATCCTCGTTCCAAAGTCATTGCCTTTGTTCCCACAGGCTCAACTAATATCAACTCATTATACAGCTTCATCCCTGCCTTAATAAATGCCTGTTTTGTTATCCCTGTAAAGTCCTTTTGATAACCTTTATTATCCCTCAAATCGCCAACTACAAATACAGCGTAACCACCTCGTTTAATTAACTTACAACTCTTATCAATTATTGAATTGTATTTAGTGATAAATTCCGCATCATTCATATTACTTAAATCGTCAGGCAAATCTGAATATACTTCAAGGTTCATATATGGCGGACAGCTAAATAATAAATCAAATTCAATCAACCATTTATTATCTAATACTAATTCACTATCTCCGCAATACCATTGTGGCTGATTTGTTAATTCAAGTATATCAATTGCCTGTTCTCTATTGCTTTTACATTGTTCTTCTCTTAATTCAATGCCAGTGTATTTATAGCCCAAATAATTTGAAACAATCCCACGAACAGAGCCACCAGCGAAAGGGTCAAGTATTAACCCCCCATCAGGACAAAACCATTTGTAAATTATTTCACAAATTACGGGGTCAAATATTGATGCAGCGTGTGATAAACCAACACTTACAAATCCTTCAAAGTCTTTCATATAACTGTAATCTTTCACATCACGACCTTTAATTCTTAATTCTGAATGAGTATCTCTTCCAAGTTCAGATTTAATTCCAAGTTTCATCCATTTACGTTTAAGCTGCTGCCACTTTGGGTCACGTTTACTTAATACTGTTGTGGGGCATAGCAAATATTTATCTGCTAAACTCAATTCTGCTTTTATCTCTTCGTTGAATAAATCTAAATTCATAATGATTAAATGATTTTTGCCAACGCACAAAAATTTAAAACAAACAGCGTATAACAGCAAATTGCCAAAAGTGGCGGTGTAGTGGTTAATTGAACTGTTGTGCTTCGTATTCTCACTTGTGCTATATTGAACATTATTACTTCGTATTCGCCACCTTCGGCAATCTGCAAAACGTTATCGGCTATTTAAAACCAAGCTCCGACAATCTTGCATCTGGTGTTGGTTTACCATCTAATTTTTCATCAACATACTTTTTTGCAAGTCTTTCACAATCCTGAACACACCTTACAAGAAATTTGTCATTAACTTCTTCTTTCTTGTAGTAATTATCAACATCCATGCAATTAGTAGTTACAGTGTGCCAACGCTCACCGTCTATTCTTTTTTCAACCCTTGTGTTCAATTCAACTTTTATGTTGAAATTAAAAGATCTGTATTCAAATTGTTTGTTCATTTTATTTATGTATTTGTTTGTTATATTTTTTTCAAATCATTAAATGTTTTGTTTTGCTCTTTTAATTAGTAGCGCATATTTGGTAGTTACTAGCAATTAAAACGGACTATCAATTTCAGTCCAAAAAGCCACGTTTTCAATCTCAAAATCATGGTCATCATAGAAGTCGCAAAATTCTCTACCATCTAAAACACCTTTATACATTTCAACAACATAGTATCTTCCACTTCGTGTACATACTAATACTTTGTCGCTCTTTTTTCCATCCCATCCTCCAGTTATATAGGTAAGTGGCTTTTTGTTTTCAATCTTATTCCAAATCATATTTCTGTTTTTAAATTGTGAATATTAACTGCTGGTAACAACATTGGCGGCATTAAAACGACCGCCAATCTGCAAAAAGTTATATTTAAGACAATCGGATGTATACATTTGATGTTGTTCTTACTGATTCTTTGCCACATTTAGAACACTTGTGATTAGCAACCATTCCGTAATGATGTTTACTATAAATATGTTCGTGATCTATGCCTGTTTTTATAAAATTATGGTTACATAATGATCTACCTATAACCGCAAATACCCAAAAAATGGGCTTTAATGCGAGTTTGAAGTTTTTTGTTTTTAATTTCATTTTATGCTTGTTTGAAAGTTAATAATTTAATCCATTCTTCGAGTATCTGCAAACCGTTATATTCTTTTTAGATCATTAAATGTTTTGTTTTGCTCTTTTAGTTTTAAAGTTAAAAAAATCAATGTTTCAACTTTTGTATAATGTTCAAATGTTCTATTATTTCCATCAACAACAGATTTTATTATTGAGTTATAACCTTGCGGATCTTTTTCTTTTAAATCAGATTTAACAATATACTTATTGTATTTTACCTTAGCTTTTTGAATTATAGTTTTGTTTGATTCATCTGTAAATGATATTTTAAAATTATCGTTTAAAAAGTCCATTATTGCTGGCAAAAACATCACGTTGTCTTCATGATTAATTACCGTACCAAAACGCTCAGAGTTTTTAGCTTCGCATATTTTAAAGAAGTAATTTGCTATATCCATGTTTTGATCAAAGAACTTCATCACTGGTTTATTCGTGGTTAATGGTTGGTTTTGTAGCTTCATCCATTCTTTTAATGCTTGCTCTCTTTTTGCTGAAGTCATGTAACCTTTTAAAAATTTTGAAAAGGTAGTAACTCCAAATCCTACATAATCCCCAAATTCGTTACGTAAACCGCCATTAAAAGCATTTTCTAACTCATTTAGTGTTGTAGCCTTATACTGCTCAAAAATCGTGTCATAAATGAACCCTGATACGTTTTTTGTTTGTTGGTTATCTAAATTGTATTTTTTGCTTTCTCCGCTGAGTTCAATCGTTTTTACAATTAAGGCATAAATTTGGGTTAACACTTCTTGCTTATCGCAATGAATAATTTTTTTCTGATTCTTTGCTTCAATAAAATACCTGTAATTATCGGGTAATTTTTGCATGGCTTCAAGTTCTATTCCTGAGAATCCATTTATTGTGTTTAGTTGGTTCATCGTTTTTTAGTGTAATCGTCCCAGTTAATGTTTTCAATCCCTTGCATCGCCGTTGTTATCCTTACTTGGCTTGTATTGTTTTCTTTTACAAAATCAATTTTAGCTTTTTTAAAGGCATCTTTAACCCACATATTAATTGCAGCATAATCTGACTTATATTTCTTTCCTGTACTTGCTTTATAATCATTTAACTTATTTATCATCCATTCTACTTCATGAGTTGCAAACTCTTCATTTAATTTATTAAGTTCAGATTCAGAAAGAAAAACAAATTCTTTTATTTTATTCTTATTCTTATTCTTATTTATTTCTTCTTCTTTTTCTTCTTTGCTTAGAATCGCTTCGCTATCGTTAAGCGGTCGCTTAGCGTTCGCTTTATTTCGTTTAGCCTCCGCACCTTTTTTGCCATTTTCAGAATTTACTTTTGAAATATGGTTAGCTTCAATTAATTGTTCATCTAAAAATTTAATTAATATATTTCCTTGCTCATTCCAAATATATCTATTAATTAACTCATTAATTAATGATTCATTTTTATACCTTCTAATTAAATCTTCAATTGTTAATTTACCATCTCTTTGCCAATATAAAGCGCAAATATTAATAAATAAACCTTGAAGCTCTAATGTTTCATAAACTATATCCCCAGTTAGCCATTCAGTAGCAGTAAATTTAAAATATGGAAAATTTTTTGCCATTTATATAAAATAAAAAACCCATCGGCTTTCGAGGTAACGGACTCTACTCACCAATGGGATTAAAATATTATTATAATTGATGCCGTTACTCATCATGTACAAATATACAAATAATTACTTTATTTTTCTAAGCCATTATAAAATTCCTCACGCATATTTGAATTAACATTGTGATAAATATCAGATAGCTTATTCATGTATTCATCATGTATCATGTTCTTTTTTTCCAACTCTTCAACAAGCTCAAAACCTATTCTTTGCCACCTATTAAAGTCCTGCTTCATCTTTTGTTTATACTTGCCTGTTAGTAGTGTCGATTGCTCTACAGCCGCTTTAAATAAGGCTATTAACATGTGAGATTCAAATTCTATCTTTGCTTGTTCGGGTGTCATTATTTTTTCCATAATTATAATTTTTCTATTTTGTAACCTTTAAAATCTTCAATTTCGTTTTCAGGATCAAGTTGAAAACCGTCTTGAACAAATATTTGTTTTACGATTTTTATTTCTTGAATTTTTCCGTAACACCATGTGCCACCTTCAGGCTCCATTTTATCTTCAAGCCAAATTCTTAATCTATCTCCGTCTTTATAATTTTCCATAATTAATTAAATTTTTGATTGTAATATTCATTTACGAATTGCTCAATACTTAATCCTAAATATTTTTCTCCATTGTCTCTAAACCACATGAAGAAGTAAATTAAATTTTCTTTTTCTTTTTCCTTAGCTTCATTAATTAATGAGTCCATCATTTTCCAACTCATGTGAATTCCAGATGCTGTTGTTAATCGTTCTAGTTCTTCATTTAACCATTGTACTGCTGTTTTTTCCATAGTCTTTAATTTTTAATTTGTAAATTTTAATTAATTCTTGAATTTCTTCAATCGTGTACTTTTTTTCGATATGAGCAATTTCATCCAGTTCTTTTAGTTTTTCTTCGCTGTATCTTTTAACAAAGTTAATTCTGTAATTATTGATGTCTCCTGACTTATCTTTATTACATGGTCTTGAACACTGGCCATTAACATTAAACTCGTTAAAACGAATGTTTGAGTATTTAGTTGGCCATAGATGACCAGCATCGGTATTACCTTCTTTTAATGGTTTACCGCAACTAATACAACCTTTTTCTTTATCTCTTAAGCGAATATATTTATTGAATAAAATTTGCAGCATATTTAACCATTCAGTTCGTGTTCTCGACTTACAAATAAGTTCAGCTTTCTTTTTCTTCCAAACTTTTTTCTCTGCTAAAATACTGGCACATTTAGGGCTGCAAACTTGTTGAAGGCTATTAAATGGAGTGTAGGTATTCCCACACTCCTTGCATTTTTTATCTTTAATTACTTTCATTAAGTAATTATTTTTTTTAATTCATCATACTTTTTATTAAAATTTAAACCAATGCTTAAATCACCTGCTTCTGCTAATCTTTCCCATAAATCAAATAAATCTTTCAATAACGGCTTCATATCTTCTTGACATTGAGTGTAGCCTTCTATCCAAATTTTTCTTTCATCAGTGTTATCATCTTTCATTGGGTTATAATGGTCATTAATGAGTCTTGGATATTCTAAAAACGCTAATTGCTCTATTTCTTTTTTAGTTTTCATGATTTATTTCCATTAAATGATTCAAAATATTTATTGAATAAATCGCGTGCTACCATTACCTTTTCTTTCATCTTAGCGTGGACTTCTTCGTTTGCGTTTACCCTAAAAATAAATAAACCTAAGTCACTAATAATACGAGGATCAAAGGATACAAAGTCACACCATTTGCGGCCAGATAAAAGCATATAGCATTGCATTTGTTAAACGGGCACTTTATTTCAATCATGCCTTCATCTCCCACTAAACCATCTGGACTTCCTGTTAAGCCTTCAATCTCGTTTGAGTAAAGTAGTTTGCTATCTATTATTTCATTCCCGGTAACAGAGGTATAAAATTTCTTAGCAGTTGGCTCATGTTCGTTTCCAAATTCTGTTGCAAAATTATTTATCCCTTGTTTTACCTCTCCGCTTAACTTTTCCCAAACTTTTTCGAGAATATAAGTTTCAGCTGTTTTACTTAGCACGTCCTTTTTAGAACGTGGTTCGCTCATAAGGCGCCAGACCTCGGATCCCGTAAAGTTTCCGCATCTTTGCTGCCACCATGTAGCGCTGTAAATTTCAATGTTTTCCATAATTTATTTTTTTTTGAAAAGGTTACAAATTGTAACCGTTTAAATTGATCTAATTAGTTTTACCTCAACATCATTACTAACCTCATATTTTGCCTTTATAGCATCTATTGAACCACCTTTCATTAAGTATTCAACCGCTTTGCCAAAGTGTTCTGTATCGGCTTTTAAAACAGGTTTAGACGCTTTTGTTTGCTCTCCTGCTGCGTCAGTATCTTTGTCGGTAACTAAACCTAACATTGAACTCAAAGCATATCTACGGATATAAGTAATTGCGCTACCTAACACCTGAAAATCATTCATGCCTTTTAATTGAACTCCTTGCGGTATCTCGGTAAGTGATTCAATTGTTTCGCCTGTTTCGGTGTGAAATACAATTGTTTTAACGCAATTACCCATTATAGGCTGAGTAAAGCCTAAGTTGTGTTTTTTAAGTAAAGGATTGATTTTATCAAAGATAGTCGGAAGGTCTGCGTATGAATAGCCATAGCCCTTTGTTTCTTTGTGGATAACTGGCACTTCTTGCTGAAATGCTGCTAAACTTTTAAATAGATTTTTCATAGTTGTTTGATTTTAAAATTTTGCTTTTACTTCGTTGTATGCTTGCATGAATTCATCTTCGCTTATTTGTTCAAATTTTAAAGGAAAGTCCATCATGTAATTGTTAAATGAAATCGAATTACTACTGTATTGCGTATTAGTTACAATAGTAGTTCTGTGCGCTTCTAATTTGTAAAAATGGATAACATCCTTTGAATAAAATGGTAATTCATACTCTACCTCAATTTTCTGTAATACTTCAATTGTTGCTTTCATAGTTGTGTGTTTTATTTTGGCGAAATTAAATAATTTATTAATACGTTTTAAAATAAATATAAAATAAATTATAGCTCAATCCATTCAATGTTTTGTTTCATTACCTTAAAACCATTAGCCTTAACTATTTTAATAGCTTCTTCTAGGCTCATTTGAACGTTAACTTGATTATGTATTTTATTTTCAAAACTTTTGATTTTAAACCACGTACGTTTTGAATCGCCTTGTTTGCAATTTTTATGTAAGAATAAACCAAGGTGACCATTAACTATTAATTCTCTTGGATAGCCATTTTTTTCAGCTTGTTTGCTAAACATATTCGATGTGAAAATGTCGGGCATTTGAACAAGTGTTTTTTCTAATATTTCATTCATAGTTGTGTGTTTTAAGTTTTAAATTTTTTACCATTCTAAAAAGGCAAAGAGTTATCGTCTTCTATTTTTGCTTTTGTAAATGTGTTTGAATAGGTCTGATTTTGATTTTCTTTTTTATACGGCTCTGAAAATGCTGCGCTAAAATAGTTTACCCCTTTTTGTGATTGCCTTAACCAAAGGCTTATTTGCATTTCTTTTCCGTTCACTAAGCAATTTCCTTGGTAGTCAGGTTGTTTTTCGTTTGTTTTTTTTGCGTTCTTAAAGATTGCACCGCTGTTATTTTTTGGTTCCATGTTTTTTAGATTTTATTAGTTTAAATTCTTTGTATTTTGTTTTCAATTCTTTATTCACTATCCACTCTTCCGCTATCTTGTACCCATCTTCTCGAATGTATGCGAGTAGCTTATGAAGGTTCATCGTTCCGCATTTACATTGCTTTTTAGTGAGTTGATAAGCTGAGCTTGCTGTTACTATCTCTCCGTTCAGCAAAGCATCAAGAACGGCTTGTTTTTGTGTTTTTTTCGCCATAGTATAAAAACATATTAGTTAAAATTCGCATATCATTTTTTAGCTTTTCATATTTATCCAATAGGTCAACATCAACTACGCCCACTTGTTTTCCAAGTTGCTCAGCTACATTAAGTAATTGTTCTTCATTTTTTTTAATTTTCATGAATGTGTCTTGTTGATGCCTTGTCATTAAGTTCCAGTTACTACTCATAATGCGTATTTCAAATGTTTTTGATTATAGAACTCGAGAATAATATCTAACAACTCATCACTGCATTCCCCTTGCTTAAATGCTTTGTTAATAGTTGGTAAGCTAACAGAATAGTTCTTACTTAGTGATGCGAAGCGTTTTATTCTGCTTTGGTCCCCATGCGAATAGTATTCACTCATTCGCTCTTTCATTTGTTTTGGTATTTTCATGTTTTATGATTTTTACTGATTTATTTAATTTATCTAAGCCATAGCACATACTAACCACATTTACTGCATCGGCATAGCTTTTGAATACATAGGGATCTTCATTCGTTGGTTTTAAAGGCGATCCGTTAATTAAAATCTGATAGCTCATAATCCCTTTGCTTTTAAAATTTTAATATACAAGTCATAGTTAAATGATTGCCTTACACTGTCGTTAGTTTTTTTTGTCCAAAATTGGATCGCTGATATTAAGCTAAAATTTTTCATAGTAAAATGTGTTTATTTAAGGTTTGTAAATCTGTTAATATTTCGAATACTTCATCTCTTAACTCTTTGAAGCTATTTTGTTTTAATTGAACTTCTTTTATTGATCTTTCTTCAATAGCTTCATATACTGGTTTTTTATCATGAGTGCCCGGCACTACTACCCTAAAGGCTGAATAAACAGTGTATTCGCATTTAAGAACGTGTGTGTTTTCGTCAAATGACCAAACCATATTAAGATCATTTTCTAAATCATTACCCATCTCAAATAAACTAACTACCCCTTGGATAAAGCCGTTAACGTAGGCTTGTTTTTCTGTCTTTTCCATGTTGTTTTGTTTTATAAATTGTTGTCCAAACTTGTCTGCTGTTGTAGCCCATTGCTGTTATGTACACCTTTTTTCCTGTCGGGGCTTTTTCAGGCTCTCCGAATTCAGAGAATACAGCCCCTTCTCTATTTTTCCATTTCATTATAATTGATTAATTAAATAGTTAACAATTCCAACGTTTTCTAAATTTTCAATTATTGCATATTGAAATAACATTTCAGGAAACTCTCTTTCTAAATATTTTTCCACTTCGCTTTCCGTCATGTTTATTTCATCAGTAAAAATAAACACTGCTTTATTGCTATTGTTATTTTCTTCCCAGTTGTATGCTTTTGGTAAATGGTTACTTACTCTTACTGTAATGTCATCTACATTATAATAGTAAGATGCTTTATAAACCAAATTTGATGGGTTAATTTTTTCTATTAATTCGTGCGCTTTCATGTTGTGTGTGTTTTAATTATAAAGCAAAAATAAAACAAAATTTAATACAACCAACAAAAAAAAGCAACTATTTTTTAAAATAATTGCTAACTGCTTGAAAATCAATACTATTTTTTTAATCCTTTTTGTATTTCCTTTTGATTTTTCGCTTCTCAAAATGCCTAATTACACCCGCTATTAATAAAGATAAAAGAGATCCAACGATGCCATTATCTAAACCTTTAATTATCTGTCCTCCACCTGTAGCTTCATGCACCGCTACCGCTGTGTTTACTACATCTGTTACAACTTGGTTAAGCGTATCATTTACAATTTCTAATAACATAATATTTTATTTTTAATTTATTTGTATATTTAACTGTTTTTTCATAGTTGTGTGTGATTAGCCCGATTATTCGGGCTTTTCTATTTAAACTATTTCAAACTCATGATCTCCTCCATGAAGCATTAATAAGTTAACTAATTTATTTTCAGCTTGAGTGCTTTCGAAAATGCTGTTTACGCTCTTTTTAAAGCCCACTAAAATACATCCTAATGAATGTTCGGCTGAGTTCCCTCTGTGCATTAAAACGCCTGTAAACCCTTTTGTGTTTAATATACGCGGCAACATCCTTTTGAACTTTGGCGATTCATTAACTATCACTTTATATTTACCTTTCGGAATGGCTGTTTTTCCAAATACTTTTTTTGCTACAATTAATGGCAATGGGTCGCTATCTTTTAGACCTCTGTCTTTGTCTTCCAATGTATAGCAGAAAAATTCATCATTAATGAATAGTTTGCCTATCGTACAAATGTCGTTGAATTCCTCACGAATTAGTTTCAGTTTCATAATCTATTTTTTTGGGTAGTATCCCCATCGGGCTTATTAATTCGCTGTTATAAGGCTTATAGCGAAGGCAATCGTATAGCTTAGTTTCTAATTGCTCAACTCTTTTATGTGTGTTAAAAAGCCAAATAACTAGCACTGCTGTAGCTCCGTGTTTCTTTATTAATTCTAAAGTTTCTTTCATGGCTCAGT